CTGATGAGGTAGGCCATCTCGCGCGCCTTGTCCAGCGCGGTAGCCGTGCTGACCTTGCCCGCTGCCTTGTTCTTTCCGTATCCCTGCTGTGCGCTCGGTTGGATGCCCTTGTAGGTCATCCATTGCAGGATGTTCTTGCGCAGGCTGGGCTTTCCCCAGTCCAGCGGGCCTTTTATCGGGCCGCCTCCGCTCTTGGTGGGGCCGCGCCCTTTATCTACGAATTTGTAGTAATCGGCCAGCGATAGTTCGAAGGTGGTCGTATCCACAAGGCTCATGATCTTGAACCTGATGCTATCCGACAGGCGACGGCTGGCCAGCTTCTTTCGAAACTCCAGGTTGTCCTTCAGGGCCGCCACGACACGCTCCCCGTAGTCGTTCAGCACCTCATTCATGGTGCGCTGTATGATCTCGCCTTCAGCCATTGGCCCTGCTTTTAAGTTGCCGGATACGCTCTTCCTCGCGCTGCCGCTTCACCTTAAAGAAGGCCAATGTGTTGAGAAACTCTATAGCCTTCATGTTTCCGAAGAAATCCCATTTTGTCCGATCCCCTCCGGCAAGCGCGTCGAAGGTGAAGTGCCAGCCCCACGTTCGCGCGAACGCCTCCGCTGGATCGTCTTCAACTCCTTCAACATCGTCTTCTCCATCTGCCGTAGTTGCTTCTCCGAATAGTCCAGCGTAGTTTTTTGCAAGGCCGGCAAAAGATTGCAAAAAAAAACACACAGCGGATGCGCCACTTCGATGGATAACCGCCGGTAGAACAACTCTGCCACCGCCGGCATAGCCTCGCCATCGTACTTGCCCTTCATCCAGACGTATTTCCGTGGCACACACAGCACGGCAAGTATCTTGTGCATGTTGTCAGTTATCACCTTCGGGTCAGCCGTCAGGCTGCTCAGGTCGGCGAACTGGTAGGCCGTGATCGTGTTCATGTTACGGTGAACGTCATAAATGCGGCCCTTTAGCGTGAAGAATGCCGGTATCTTGGTACTGATAGTGGAGGGGTCGGAAAGGAATGCCAGCCGCTCTACGGCCTGCTTAAACTCGTTCATCGGCATGTCCTCGATCTCTGCCTTGCCCTTACCGCTGAACACCGCAAGCAGATTCACCTGCCGGTCTATCTCCAGCGTGTATTCAGCAGATAGCACCTGCCGGGCCTCAATGAACTGCCCGATGGTAACTTCTGCCCATGACTTCGGTAGTTGCATACTCATATATCCCTTTTTAGCGGACGTGGTAAACGCCGGTCGGTGATTTTAGATGTGTGTAGGCGGCATAGCGCATCGCATCGACTGCGTGGTCATTCTCCTTCACGGGAAACTCCAGCAGTTTGCCGTCCTTATCGCTGTCGTACTTGTACCCGCGTATCTCCTTCGTGAGGTTCAGGCTGGCCTGCGTGATGAATAGGGCCTGCTGCCGAATCGTGTCGATACCCTTCTTTACGTCCTTGTCCGCCGGCCTTGCGTTGAAACCTGCACGGCGCAATTCCTCGATACGGTTCGGCTCCGCTGCATCGCAGTACATCATCGCGCCTCTTCGTATGCCCATGCCCACTATGCGGGTAATGAGGTCGCTGTTGGTCAGGCCGGTTTCATATAGTAACTCTTCGGCGTACATCATGCCTTTGATGAGGTAAACCCGGATGAGTGCGGTCGGCACGTTAAAGCCAAAGTCCAACCCATACACCACGGCAGCTTCCTTGCGGATGATCTCCGGCACTTCCTTCGCCGGCTTCCAGTCGGGATAGATCACGCCTTCGAGGGTGCCGATCTCGCCGTCAATGTACACCCTGCACCAGTTGCGCCAATAGGATGATGTGGCCGCCTGCTCCTGCCGCTGTTTCAGTTGCTGTATGATGGTATCCGGGCAGCCTTCGTTGTCGGTGTACTTGAGGAGCAGAAATTCAGCATCCGGGGCCGGCAACACTTCGGTATGCGCCCAAAACTCATTGTCCGGGTTAAAGTCGATCCATATCTGTCCCTCGGTGCGTATCATAAGCGCATCGGCAATGTTGAACGGGATATGGTTGGCCTCGTTCAGGAACAGCACATCGCGTTTGCCGGCTGCCTTCGCCTTGCCCTCGGTATCGAAGCTCTTGAACTGAATCTTTGTCGTGTTGGCGAAGGTGTAGGCCATCTCCACGGCGTTGTACCTGGGCTCGTACCATCGACCGGTCTTTTGCATGATCTCCCGGAACTGCTGAAGCGCCCCTTCCTTTACCGCCGGGATAGTCTCGGCCACCACGGTAATCTTCCGCCCCGGATTCTTTGCCGCATAGTCTATAAGCACGGCGATGATGCCATAGGTTTTGCCGCCCCAGGTACCACCTTGAATGATCCGCTTACGCTTCGTGAGGGCCAACAACTTATTGACCGCCGTCGTTCGCTTGAACATCACTATGCCGATTGCATGTCAATGACTTCAATTCGCGTATATTCAATAGGCTCAATTCTCCTGAATGATATGAATATATAATCGCTTACGAGCTTATGGCTGTACTGCATCTCGGCAGACACACGGGGCAGCGGTTTGTCCTTGTTCACTGCTCTCCACTTGTGCTGTTGGAACAAAAGGCCCTTGTCGGTGTTGAACACCGCGCCATAAACCGATTCGTTCGACTTGTTCACGACAAACGAAACAAAGTCGCATTCCGCAATCTCGTTCTGCGCCAGCCACTCGTTTAACTTCACCGATGCCATTAACTCAACCATGCTACTCTTTTGGTTTTGATTCATCCGGGAACATCGGCTGCTCAATGGCGATCGTGGTGTTGCTCTTCTCCACAAGACCCAAATCGCGGGAAATAAGGTTCGCATTGTAAGCTCCTACCGCTGCACCCTCAAATTTTTGGTTAGCTATAATATCCCGTATACGCGTGCAGGTATCAACATAATCTTCCAGTTTCTCATACTTCATGAATGTCACAATGTTAGTGTCGAGAAATATCATCAGTCCCATGAGCGTGTACGGCGGTTTAAGCGTTACCGTCTGACGTTCTCCAAACTTTCCGACGAACTCAGTACGTTGCCAATCTGTGCGAGCGTCCATTGCCTCAAAGTATTCGGTTGCAGCCTGCCAGAGAACTTCCGGGCTTTCCCATAGTCTATTGCGACCGTGTTTGGTGCGGAGCTTCCAAAATTGATTTCCTTTAGGTGCTGGCATGGTGTTATGTTTTAGATATGCTGTCCAATCTATTGTACACATGCCGGAATGCGTCTATCAGGCATGGCGGGCATGAGATGTTGGGGATGCTGCCGGTCAGGGCCACGTACACATTCACCACGGCTTGTACCCGGTGTTGGGTACCGTTGGGTAGGTATCCGTGGTCGCGCATCAGCACCCACAGATCGCGGTTGTCTTCGAGGGTTTGTATCTGTCCGGGTGTCATAAGTAAACTGGTAGGTGCTTGCGTATCTGCATGGCTGCCCATGCAAGTGTCATTGGCAAAATTACAACATCTGATAGAGGCATATTATACGCCATTGTTATTAACAAGGATGCCCAGTATGTCAGGCATGACTCGCAGTCAAAGGGTTTGACCCGGACGCTGAAGAACGGGAGGCTTGGATCCCGTCGTAATTCCTTCAGGTAACGCCACTTGGCGGCGCGCAGCCACATGACCGGCGGTGTCAGCACAAGGAAGTTGGCTGCGAAGGGTAGGAGCATCAGTTCGATGGTGGCTTCCATGTCTTTTTCAGTTTAACCGACTTGGCCTTGTAGTCCTTCGGGGCCTGTTCCTGAAGGCTGATCCACCCCCGAATCTTTGCCGTACCATGCTGGCCGGGTTTCTTTGTATCCTTTTTCATAGCTCAAATTTATTAGACCCGTAGTCTTGTACTGCTCAACATTGGCAGAGTAGATGGGTTTGGCTGTCGATAGCGATGCGTCCTTCATGCGCCGGTAGTCGCTGTCCTCGCCTACGTCGTTGGTCATGTGTTCGCTACGAAGGTCGGCGATGTAGTAGTTCAATAACCCGGCCATCTCACACCGCACCGCCGTATCGCTATCCCAAAGACCATAAGGCCCGTAGTCCTCGCACAGTTCGCCGATGGCTTGCCGTACATGCTTGCCGAACAGCACGTCGCCGAAGATGCGCTTGCTGGGCCATGTGAGTTTACCATTCACCACGGCTGCCGGGTACTCCAGCGGTCGCCAATTGATGCCCACCATGCCGCTGTTCGGTATGGCTTCGGCGTATTCTACCATTGCCTTCAGCCATCCGGGAGGCAGCGCAATGTCATTACCTATGAAAACATAGTAATCGGAATTGGTGCCGCGCATCATGATGTTGAGGGCCTGCGTGGTGCCGATGTTGGATTCGCTGCGCGTGTACTTGCCGTTGTACTGGCGCGACTGGTCGAGCCCCCATTTCTGAATGGCAACGTCGCTGCTGCCGTTGTCATGCACATGCAGCGTGAATGTGTGGCCGGCATTCAGCAGGGCCTGCGTGATTACCTTGCTCGTTACCTCGTAACGGTCAATGGTGAGTAAAAGAATGGTTACAGATGGCATCCTGACAGTTTTAAGATTATTGCCCACATGAGCAGGCTAAATGCAATGGCTGCCGGGTATGAGAACCGGCGCGGGTCGCGTGGTTGGACGTTGGGGGTCATGGCTTATTCAGGTAGTTTAGGATGCGCAGGCCGGTTTCATTGTGGCTGTGGTATTCCTTCATCTTCATGTAGTGCTTCGTCTGCCGGTCGCGCAGTTCTGCCGGTGGCATGTTCAGTACATAGTCCATCTTGGCGATGAAATCGCCCTCATTCTCGGCAAGGATGAAGGGGCAGGAGCCGTACTCCTCCTCGTATATCTCAGGGTGAAGGTTCTGCGTAACCACGACGCGACCCATTGCTGCCGCCTCAAAGGCCGTAACGCCGTAGCATCCGTATTCGCGACCACCCTGTTGCGGGGCGAACAACTCCACATAGATGTCTGAGTTGGCAATGCGCCGCAGGTGATCCGGGTGAGGCAGCCGCGTCGTGCTGTAATCAAAGCGATGGGGAGTGCGTACCTGCGCCATCATCGTAATGATGCGATCGGTTCCCTTCACGTGTGGGTTGCTGGGGTAGTGGCCCACGATGTAGGGGCGGCTGGATTCATGGCTGAATAGCTGCCACTTGTCGATTGTTACCGGCACGGTGATGTACCGTAGATTCTTTGCGCCAAGACCGAAGAACTCGGTCTGGTCGGTCAGTTGTAGATCGGTGAATGAGAACGCCTCATTGATCGCCTGCGCGTTCTGCCGGTACTTTGTTCCTGTGTGAATGGGGATGATCCGGCTACTGCGGTTCACGTATGGCAATAGCTCGTGATCGCTGTGCGTGATGAATACCGCGTCCGCATCGGCGGACATTTCTGCCATCTGCTCCACCGTGCGCATTGGGCATTGGTGGTCATACCCGAATGGGTGCGACCGCAGTTTCACGGCCTGCACCGTGTCATCCGACGTTACGGCAGCGCGTAGCGATTGCGCCAACTCGTGTTGCAGGTTGGCCCAGTCATCCGCGCAGATAAAAACGTATTTCATCAGTAGAGGTGCTTGTATAGGTCAATGCGAGCGCCGATCTGCTCGCGGATGTGGTACTTCTGAACGTCCTTGTGCAGGTTCTCGCCCAGCTCCCGGCGCAGGCTTTCGTCCTTCAGGAGCATCTTCATGCAGCGGTACCAGTCCTTGTGTCCCTTGCTTTCCTGAACCATCAGGCAGTTGTGACCATGCTTGCCGTCGATGGTGTACGGCTCCGTGGCCGAGCAAATCAGGGGCAGTTTGAAGAACCCTGCCTCGATCAGCTTCAGTTGACTCTTACACCGGCTGAACTTGTTTGCCTTCAATGGGGCCAGCGCAATGTCGAAGTCGGCATACCCCTGCATGTATTCGCCCGCCGGGCGGCCATATATGCGGCGGTATGGCTCATTCTCCTCATCATCCCACCCAAGTGTATTGCCCCGATGCAGGTGCTTCATGTACTGCTCGCCGACTGCCTTGTAGTCGTTGGTGAATACACGCTCGAAATGGACGTACTCCTGCTGCCAAAATGGAAGGACCACCGGCTCGTACATCACTCGCCCATCTGAATCAGGCTTGCCTGGCTCCCATCGGCTTTGCTGGAGGTTAAAGCCACCCAGGATTAGCTGATATCGGCCCTCCAGGCTCTTGTCGCTGTGCAACTTTTGAATGCCCGCACTCAATAGGTCGATGTCGTCGCGATGGCAGATACCACCCATCCATCCGATGCGGGTACGTGAGTATGTGGTGTGGCCGGGCTGCATGTATTGCCGGTCGGGGTCATAGGCCGTGGGTAACACGCTTACATTGGTGTTCACCTTGCGTATCTCATCGGCAAGGATGCTCGTAGTGGTGGTGATGTGGTCTGCCAAGCGCATGTCGGCGATCAGATGTGCCGGCAAATTCATCGCCCGGTAATCTTCATAAAGAACGTGCGTACTTGGCACATGCCAATAGTCATCGATGTCCAGCACAATGCGCGTACCCATCGCGCGCAGGCCGTCGGCTATCTTCTTGCTGTTGCCGTAGTGCGACAACTGCCGGCTAAATACCGCGATGTGAAAGCCATTCAGGTATTCAAATAGCGGCACGTTGCCTTCGGGCGTTTGGATGTGCTCCGCGTCCATTGTGGGTATCTGCACTACCTCGAAGTCGTCCGGGTGATTGAAGTTCAGGTGCAGATGCGGGATGAGGGTTCGGTAGAAGTCGCTGCCCGAATATTCTCGTGGGCAGACGATAAGGATGCGGATGTGCTTATGTTCCATCTTTCTTTTTAATCGTGATTTGCTTCTTCGTATGCTTGCATCTATTGTTGGTCTTATAATGCCGGTACGCTCACTGACCTCGCGGGCACTACCATACTCCATATATACATCAAGAATCTTGCGATCAAACCAAGACTGCGTGTAGTTGCCATCGCCCTCGAGCAGCGCGAGGGCTTCCTCGATGTCGCGGCGATCATCGGGTTCGGCGTTATTGATATCGGACGAGTGGCAGTCATACTCGTCACGGGGTTCCACTTCGTCGTCAGTCCCTGGGCTTGCAAATTGATAATTCTCGAAAGATTGTATGATGCCAAGTTTGCCGCGATGTATCCTACTAAAACTTGACCTTTCATTCGTCCACATTTGCCATGCCGTTTTGGCGAACCAAAGTTTGATATATCCACCTTCTGCGATCTCGCGCTGCTTTGTTTCGCTCTTTTCTAGCAGGCAAAGGATGACCTCTTGGTATAGATCATCGGCAAGCGCTGAACCCTTAGTGATAGTTTTACATGCCTGTAAATACTCAGGATCACTGCAAATGATATTTACAAGGGATGACACGATTACTGATTGAATTAATCTCTATGCAAAAAGTTTTCGTACAAATGTAAGTTATTGGCAAAATGATAATACCAACCAATTTCAATACCTAATTTATCTGCAATTAGTTTTAACAGTAAACTAAAACAGTATTGATCATTGCAAAAACCATACCACAGATCATTTGAACGCATAAGAACAGACATATTGAGCTTTTCATTTGATATACTAAACACGACATTTAACGTGCATGGCGTGTCTAGCGAGTGCATCTCATGTTCTTTACCATCATATATGGTAATAACCGCCCTTCTAGAGTCCTTATTCCTAATTAACTCGTCGATAACATATTGGAGTTGGTTGTTCCTGCCCCATTGATACCCGTAATTGGAGTTGACAATATCATCGCCGTGATGCATCGAGTCCCATATCTTTGCTTTTTTCTTTATCTCGCTTACGCTTCTATTCTTTGATAGATACCACTCCCATTCAGTTGCCGCGTAGTCTTCTTTCCAATTCCTGTATTTTGTGTTGATTTTATTTTGCAAAGGATTGGATATGTAGAATCCGATGTTTTGCAAATATCTAGTGCCGGAAGACGCCTCGCCTTTGGTTGATATCTTTTTGTAATAAAATTCAAAAGCATCTTGTGCTGTGCTAAATTTTCCCATATTTTACTTTTGATTTTAACAATAATTCTAGTCCACTGGTATCCCTGTACTCCTTTGTGTAATAGACGGCAATAATCCCGGATTGCACAATAAGTTTCGCGCATTCCTCGCACGGAGATAGTGTGCAATACAACTCGGCCCCATCTGTGCTAACCGTTGATCTTGCACACTTAGCTATTGCATTAATCTCGGCATGGACTACGTCTTTCTTTGTTTTATTATTATTTTCACATGTGTTGTCAGTTCCTGGCAACGTTCCATTGTATCCATAAGACAATATGTTGCCATCGCGCACGATTACTGCACCCACTTTCTCGCGTACCGCCATAGAACATTCAGCCACAGCGCGAGCAATATTACTGTAAAGTAAACGCGATTTACTTTTCTTTGACAAATGTGCCATTTTCCATTTTTCCCTTTCTTTTTGCTATGACCGAAAATGCTGCGTTAATACAGTCCTCTATATTATACCCCTTCAAAGCAGCAAGGTTTGTTAACACTATAACACAGTCGCCTACGGCATCTATTGTTTCGGCGTCATTGTTTTTCAAAATAGCACTCGACAACTCTCCAACTTCTTCTAAGAGTTTTACAAACTGCGTTTTAACATCGCCCTGTTTGTACAGTGACCTGTTGATTGCCCATTGTCTTACTGGTTCAAATTCATTTGTTAGGTTCATTTTTTCCATTTTACGTTTGAGTTTATGTTTGTTTTATTTATACTAGACTTTATGTTGCCTGCCACGTTCCAAAATAAGTCCCCTTCTTGTAAGTATTCCCACACTTTTGCATCGTAATTTAACGCGCTGGCATACGGTGGAATGATTTTACTATTCTGTTCAAAATATTGATAGTGACCAATGATTGTTGCCCTACCCTTCTCACCATCTTTAATATTTCTAGCTACGGCAAGACCATAAGCTTCTGAATTAGGCCACGCGATTTGCAAGGCACGATTTAAGACACCAGTTGAGAATGCTGTCCAAAATCTTTTAGGCTCTTCTATTTCACACGCTGTCTTAATGATCATTGCCGTAACGAGCTTATGACGCAATCCTAGCGGTATAAAAAAAGAATTTGTATCTTTAGCATATGCTTTCGCGATGCGATTCAAATTTGGCATTGCGGCTACACGATAAAAATGTGCATCACAGCCATGCTCAATGCAATATGCTTGGTGCTCAGATACTTCCTTGGAAGCAGGCATAAAAAGCACGAGCTTTTTACTGTACATTTTACATAGTTTAGTTAGAGATATGCCTGCAAATCCGAATCTTGGCTGTACATACACGATAGTATCATTATCTACGGAGGATATCAACGCTTCACCTGCCCTGGCTTTGGAACCAACTTCCAGAAGATCTTCACGTACAATTATTCGTCCATCAAAGTCATCTACAATAGGACTTGGAAACGAACTCTCGAAGTCTTTAACCATTTCAAGATATTCATCCTTAGTGTAGATAGCATCGCTATTTACCCCCGAAGTCGTAGAGTAAAATCTTGGTACTCGTCCAGTGTCCATGTTTTCTTTAATATTGAATTATTTTTATAGATAACACCATCGTTATTCTCTATATGATACTTAGATTGATATTCTAAAAAATATCGCACTGGATCACATAGTCTTGAGTCCTCTATAGAGTATGGCGTAGCGTTGTATCTTTTGCTAAGAAAATCTATCGCATCAAATTGTGATGATTTTCCAAATATAGCTCTAATGCAACGCCTGGCATTAGTTCCTGCATAGATCATCGACCATTGATCAATTAATTTTGGATAATACTCAGCAACGTCAGCCGCAAAGGCACTTAACACAAATGTTGTTTTGTTAAACCCTAAATTGTTCATCCACGCATTTCCGGTATCAACCAACTCAATAATAGACATCGGTGTTGTACGACTCAACATGGCGTCATACATATACGCGACAAGATCCTCGGAGTGTTGCAAAATAAAATTTCTAAGGCCAATCGTGAATTGTGGCAGCATATAACCTTTGTTATCACTAAACTTCGCCTCAGGAATTGAGTTTAGCCATTCTTTGTAAGTGTATTTACCTTCTAATACCATGTTTGATATCCAGAAGTTGCCAAATCCATGGGATTGCGGCTTATAGTTAATGCCTGACCCACATAGTCTGAACAAATATAGCAACATCAAGTGATCAATGCCTTCTTGCACGTTATGATCTTTGTACTTTATACCATATCCTTTGGGATCACTCTCTCTTAGGCGAAGGGCTTCCGGAAACGACGAAAATGCTGCATATTTTCTATCAAGCATGTCATAGATTGGTACATAAAAAATCAAGTCATCATTGACCATATCTTTTAGTTGCTTACTTGTTACGTCAATGGTCTTATCATAACGCGCCCCCTGCATGAGCAAACTCCTCTCGTGATACTCATCTAAGGCCTCTAAAACGTGCTTGTTGATCGTCATCTATATATTGTTAGCGTAATATTTTGGCCTGATATGCACCGACTGTTTTGGTTCCATCACCTCTGATTGATAATAACTTATATCATCATACCATCTTATTGGCCATTGATGAACAACCAATCCAGAGCTAAGGAGTTCACTGTTAAACACCTCAACTAACCTAGAACGTAGTTCTCTTGACCCATAAAATGGTTTTTTCTTATACAATCCAGTCGAAGGTATTTTGCGATCCTCATTTTCAACCGGAAGCAAACATGTCACAGTCGCGTTGTTTATTTTAGCATGTGCAATGTATCTTTTTACAAGATCTTTGGTTGCATCAATAGGATCAACTTGGCGCGCTAAATGAAACCTAACATCAATGTTGCCAAAGTAATAATAATCAGCAACAATAGGGTTCTTCAAAAAACCATACAATGTTTTTCCATCCATTCTTTGTATGGTGAAAGAAATATCCCTCCAGACCGACACGGAATGACTATCTCCAATTAGTAGTTTATCTCTATGCGGGAGTTCTATCTCGGCAATAGTCGCATGATTATCATATAGTTTTAATTTTCTTTTGTTCGAAAAATCATTTAATTGAAAACCATCTAATGAATATAGATGCCCATTAAATTTTGCAACTTTACCTGCTCGGCAAATAATCTTATCATTCATCCCGCCGATAATATTATACGATCCTCGCACAAAATTTACGCCATGGTAGATGATGAGTCTTTCGTATTCATCCCAATTATCGTTCTCAGTCAAGACGTCGGCATTAAACAACTTAGAGACGATATTCACCATTCCCGCTGAATGTGAATTAATAGATGTTGCCGGATTATTGATAACCCCAACGATACCTGTCTTCATGAATTTAAGTAGTTATTTAGTGCACCGATATATGCTACAGCGTCCAGCAAATTATCTTCTTTGTGTGAAAATGACTCGCGCGAAAATTTCAAAGCAACCATCGCGATAAACATATCCTTTACAGACAAGTTATGGCCGGTCAATGCATTAAAAATATTAGCCATCCTTTGCATTGATTCGTTGAAATCACCGTAATTCCTATGATTTTCCTCTAGTCTAGCATTAACTATGCTATCGGCTCGTTGCAATATATTCATAAAGTCAAATTTTATTTTTAATTGTGTTTTTTTTCTTCCTCTTTTCGGCAAAGCCGTAAGATACTTGGGCGAGTGCTTCTAACTTACTTTCTACGTAGTTCTTAAAATTAGAACCGTGTTCTATTGCCTTAATAGTAAGTGCTTTTATCGCTTCTTCCGTTAGGTGTATGTTCTTTGCTTTTTTCATCGAATCAATTTCACTTTTTTTGATTTATGCAACAAATATACACCAAGTATTTGATATAATACAAATATATTTACAACTATTTTTCAAAGTCTTCATAACTCATTGATAGTTAAATAGATTTTTTGTCACCTATGGTCATATCACCTCCCCATTCCGTGATGTAATCCAATCCATTACGGCTAACTCCTTCGCTTTGAACGAAAGTGCATAGCGGTCAAAATCACCAACGTGACCCTCATCGTACCTTGCGAGTGTGTTTTTAATGTGCGCGATCTCTGCGAAGGCGGCACCACTCGATAGCTTCTGCTTCAGTTCAACCCTACGCGCCTCTTTGGCTCGCTCCCACAGCGGTGCTGTATCTTCTTTCTTCAGCGCAATCAATCCGTTCTTAACCAAATAGCGATAACACTCGGTTATCCATCGAGGCGTTCTGCCATCTTCAATACATGCATTTATTTCTTCCTTCAACCTGGCAACCCACTTACGGTTGCCTTCTTCCTTCTCTTCCAGCGTTGGCTCCTTAATGGTATTGTTATTTGCCTGCCACTCCTTCCAGTAGTCCTGGCGAATGCTTGCCTCGTATCGCTGCATCACCGCTTGCAGGTACTTTGGGCTGATGTTGTTGAACGGCTCACGGGCCTCACCGAACCTGCCGGCAATATCCATCTCAACGGCCAAAGCGAGCTCCCCGGCCCGGATTAGCGGGAAGGTCTTGCGGATGAAGGCAACCAGCGGCAGGGCGATATCCTGCGAAGGCGCGGCCGATCCAGTCAGGAAGGCGATCTGCACCAGCGCCTGACCCAACTCCCGATCCGTACTGTCCTTCACCAGCGGCGACTGCATCGCGTTATGAACCTGCTGCAGTTCCGGGCGGCGTGTCAGAGAGGCCGCGAAGGAAGTCTGCTGCACCGGCAACGGTGAGCTGGTTCTTTCCTGCTGTTTTGCGATTGAAGTTTCCATTTTGTTGATTTTCTGATTTGCGTTTGTATATGGTTTTCAGATAGGCATAGAGCGACTTTCGGAAGTGCTGCGCTGTGCGGAACTCGGATTTATCCCGAATGCATTTCGCTTCATGGCCGCGCACCCCATCCGCATCGTAGCTGATTGCGCCATCTCTGTCGCTCATCAGTAGCACCTCCCATTGCGGGTCGTTGCCCTTCAAAATTTCTTCGGTTAAAATTTCGAAGTCCACGAAGTCTTTGTTTTCCCCCATACCCCCTTTAAGTTCAAAATCCTTTTTCATTTCCATTTCCATCTCCATCTTTATTATAGGTTGTACCGGTGGACTACCGTGGTTTAACCGTGGTTCAACCGCGGTTGAATTATTTTGATTTTTTGCAAGAAAAGAGTTCCTGCGCTCGCGTTGCTTGGCGGAAGACCGTCGCATTGCGTTTAGCGAATTTTCAAGCCATTCGATGTAAAATTTTCCGGCCCCGTCGGACTTCAAAACAAGTTGAATGGCCGGCCAACATTCGTCAAAATCGCGGCTCAAGATCATGCGCGCCTGATCAAGTGAAATATGCCCGAACTTACGTATTGCGCTGATGATGTCACCGTATGCACCCCGTTGTAGCCTTGTCATGTGGCTCATATCGCGGGCGGCATCGCCATCGTAATACGTGAAGCAGAAATCCTCTTTTGCCATTATGGTTTATCGTTCAGGTAATCGGTTATGGTGGCGATGAACTCATCCAGCGAGCGGCAGACGGCGTATTTGTATCCTGCCCATTTGCAGTCAATTTCAAACTCAATCTGCGTATCCTGTTGCTTGTTCTTTCCTACCTTCAATTCGATGAATAGACCGGCGTAATAGTCGGTCTGCTTCATCAGGAACAGGTCAGCCACACCAGCCCGCGCCCCTTCGCGCTTCATTATTGCCCCGGTAACTGCGCTGCGCTTGCCGCCATTTGGGATGCTGAATAGATGGCCGGTCAGGTCGTTGCCGTCGTAGTTGCGGAACTCCGGCTGAAGCCTGAACCACTTCACGCATTGCTGCTGGAGGTTCGATTCGGTTTGTTTAAGTTTAATTGGCATGGTGATCTTCGTTAAAATGAAATAGGAAGCTCTTGGTTTGTGTATTTTTCTTCATTTAGTCTTTTTGGTTTTCTTCCTTCGACAAATTCTGCGAACGAAAGAGTGTCGCGACAATTCGAGACAACTCGCTCAATGCGCTTGTATTTGTCTAGGGCGCGACCGACGTTATTTAACGGAGGTTTCCCCGTGGATTTGTATCCCTCGATAAACCCCTCGCTGTTTATATAACAGCGGAAACCTGACATTGCGCCGATGTATTTAAGATGCTTTTTAGTCATGATGTATGATGCTTATCATTGAATCAATTCTGTTAATTACATGGAAGAACTGTGCGCTGTTATTGGCTCCACGTTTTAAGTGTTCGGCGCACAAACTATCGGCTTCATTGTTTAGGCGCATCAGGTAAGTCTGCCGGGTATCGGGCAACTTAACCGGCACCTGGTTATCTCCGGCGGGGATCGGTAACAGTAGGGAAAGGATGAGGATCTTCATGCGATAAAATATTCCTTGCATATTTTCTTGCCTTCGTTATCCGTAAGCCAGTGATCTAGGATGTTCATGCCGGCAGCCTTCAGGTCTGCGATACGGCGCGGCAGATGCCCAATACCGTAATCATTCATTGCACTCTTACAGGTCAGGCGCTTACCCTTTTGAAGTAGGCTGAATACCACTGCGCATTGCCCGGTGAACTTGAAGCGGTTAGCCTCAAGGTGCGCCTCGCTGGCCGCGTTGTTCTCACTTGTATGGACAACAGTAGTCCAGTCAATAACTCCTTGGATCGCATTCATGACTTTGGTCTTATTGCTGAAAGGAAAATGGGAACGATTGATTCGTATGCAGTCCGGTATTTCTCTTCCGTTATAAAAAGGTCATAGAACTGCTGACGTTGGTTAATGATGGTACTATGGTCACGCCCACCCATAACCTCGCCTATTGCGCTTAGTGTTGTTCCAGGGAAGTACGTTAGAACAAGGGCAACCGAATATTGGCGGGCGGTGGTGATATCGCGAAACCTGCGCTTACCGATAACGTCTTCGTAGTCCACGGAAAGCTCGTTGGCGGCTATGGTTATTGCCGTTTCGATTTCTTCTGTTGAGGCAACCGCAGGATAAAGGGCGGCGTGCATGGCCACGTGCGCAAGTATCTCGCTGGTCTGTCTTTGTGGTATTTCTGTTGTCAGCATTGGATTAGTTTTTTGATTTCGTTTTCGAGGAATCGGATATCGCGGCGCACCTGTGTTACATCGGATCCGCGATGAATCATGCAATGAAGGGTGTCGCGCTTCACCATGAGTAGGTAGCGCAAGTGCTCAATCTTCATAGTGGCGGTTTTTGCGGTGTGCGTTATGGGCTATGGCGGTGAAGCCGATTATCACCGCGCACAGCGCCATGTATGCGCAGGCGATGGCGAAGAGGTTGTTTGCGGTCATGCTTGTTCTGTTTGAAAGTTCTCTCGAAGCACCTCGATGCGGCTGTTCATGTATTTCTTCGCCTCCATCAGGCGTTCTTCCAGCAATGCAATGTCTTCGTGCACCCGGTCAATCTCGATGCAGAGGAATTGCAGCTTATGGTAGATCACGCGCGGATCATAGCTGATGAAGTAAGCGGCATTGCGCTCACAGGCCAGCAGGTTCATTTGTATCTGCCAGTAATACTCCGGTGCGATCTGCTTCAGCGATTCTGTATCGTATACGTCCTCAAGGTGCCGGACGTGTTCGCCCCTGTTAAACGGACATTTAATCTCAATGACATGGGTATCGGTGAGCGCGTCCGGGGAGCCGCCGCTGAACAGGTCGAGCGCGAAGAACTTGGGGTTGGTAACGCCGAAGTATTCCTGCACGGCGCGGCCAGTTTCCTTCTCGAACCGGGCAATGGCTTCATGTTCGTGGCTTGCGCCCCACTCCATTGACAGCGTGTTCGCGCGTCCTCCGTTCTCGATCTCGCCGGTAAGCAGTTCGCCAATCTTACAACGCAAGTACGTTTCTCCCTGATCGCTAAAGTACTTGTCTTTGGCTCTACCTCGACCCATGATCTTGTGAACATCGGAGGCGGTGATGCGCCCGGTGCGCTCTTGCAGCCAGTCGGCGTGTGCTTGGAATAGTTCAGGCATTGGCAGTTTGTTTTGTGGTGATGGCTTTCAGTTCTTTCAGGCGGCCTTCGAGAGCCTCGCGTGTCTTCTCCAACTTCGGCGTGATATCCACCACGTCGCGGCGGTTCAGGTCTTTTCCGAACAGCTTACCCAACTTCTCTGCAGCATCCTTCACCGCATAGCTCTCGGCAGCGGGGTATGCCATTTGCACGGCCGCTGCCTTCACCTTCGAGAAGTCGGTAGCCGAGGCCCCTGCATCGGTTTGGATCGGGGAGGCCCCTACGCCATCCTGCCAATCCCACTCGCCGGTAACCGGGTTCAGGACGTGCAGGCGCACACATACGGCCACGCTGTTAGCGATCACCTGCGTCTGCTTTATCTCTACTCGCCATTGGATGAAGATGCTCGTGAGCAGATACTCGACCTTTTCAATGGGGATGTATCGCGTGTTGTTGGCGAATTTGTTTTCCTTCACCCACGAGGCCGGCGGCTCCTGATTGAGTAAAATGTTCAGCTCATTATTCTTCGCCGCAGCCTCAACATCTTGATAGAGGTCGGCAATGGCTGGCAATACTCGTTGTTGCGCCGGTTGTTTTGCGATTTCGGTCATAGGTTTAGTTTAGTTGTTGTCCACGTTTGAGTAGTGCAAGGCAGTATCTGAAGTGGTCTGCCCGGTTCAACTTCAGGCATTGCTCCGAAGCAATGGCGCGAAGTTGAAGGATGTAGTGCGATATCTTCATAAGTTGTGATTTATGCGGTTGAGTTTTGCCCTCTCGGCATTGTAGTAACTAGCAAGGCGTTTACTGATTGCGCGGTACTTATCAAGTCGCTCGCGCTTTTCGGCTATGCTTTCAAACATGAAGCAACCGTGCTTACGCCAAAGATTTGCACGTAGACAATCGAGGGTGATATCCCACAACGCTACTTCATTGGCCACCGATTCCTCTCGCGCATTATTCTGTTCGATAAGGTCAAGGATTTGCTGCACTTTTTCATGCTGTGCGCGTTCCATTTGAATATCTATTGCTGTCATGACTCACAGGTTTTGGTATAGTTCATCATGATATGCATTAGCAGCATGTTCATTGCGCTGCTGTTCTTTCATCAGCAACCAATGCCGGTATAGTTCCGGATCGTTCTCGTTGAGATCGTCCTCTAATTCAGCCACCAATTCTGGCAGGCCCAGGGCCATTGCCTGTTCGATTACCGCGACCTGTTCATCGGCATCATTAGCGTTTGCGAAGTCGGCTCGTAGGCGCGATTTTGCAAATTCAGATAATTCTTTGTATTTTTGCATCGCTTTTGGTTTTTTTAAGGGCGGGTGTTGTGACTCGCCCTTTTTTTTTAAGATACAACAAGAAGTTCTGTACTGGGGATTTTTAATTCATCAGTAATTACATGAAGCACATCAGGGGTAGTAAGCCTTATATCAAGTTCAGGGCTGTTAAGCCACTTATACACAGTCTGATCACTTACGCGTAGATTTAACGCTATTCGCATCCTGCATCTAACGCCGTGTTTGGTTCGTAGCATTGACACAATCTTTGGGCTTAATCTTGTTCTTTGTTCTTGCATGGTGCTAATGTATAATGTAAATGTTGATTCTGTATATACAAAAGTAATATATTTACACAGATACAATACAATCATTTGATATTCATATTGTTATTTTTTTTATTGAAAACTGGATTGAACGAAGCAATAAAGGTAATCACCTCTGGTACCAGTCGTTTAGGAATGGTAATACGCTTGGTTGCTTCTTTTTTTGGTCGGCCTGCTCCTGGTCGCTTACCGCCGCTGCCGGACTTGCGCTTAGTTTTCGCTTTCATGTTCGCATCGCGCTTTGATTCTTGGGTGCTCATTATACTTTTTTTTGAACTCATCCTTCAACTTCTTCGGAACGGCAATATCAGTCAGCACTCCCATTTCATCGGAAAAATTATCCGGCAATTTACCGACTTCAACATAGGCCCACCATCGATCTTGCACTCCGTCAATTTCATCGCCTTCGCTGCGCACTAAACATAGTTGATGTATTTCTTGTGGAGGTATAAGATCAGCGAGTTTGTCTGCAAAATCATTGTCAATGATGTCGCCATGCTCATCAATGGTTTCGTAGCACCATTCGTACTTAACTTGTAATCTACTCATGTTAATGGTTGTCATTTCATGGACAATTCGTGTTTTTCCGTGCATTGGGCACAATACACATTAGGGCAATACTTTCGGTAAGTATTCATTTGTGAACAGTTTTTAATGATAGTGGTTTGTGGTTAAGACGTGCGCCGGTATAAGGACATTACCTTTTCAGGGAGCAGCGCACGTTTCGGCTATTCAAGCCTCATCAGTGAACCTATGCTATGCAAGCCTCATCAGTGAACCTATGCTATGCAAGCCTCATCAGTGAACCTATGGGTGGCAAGTTGAAAAAACGGCGAAAGGCAGGGAGTTCGGATTCACGCACTCGCGCGCACCACCCATTGCGATACTTGATAGCACTAAACAAGACGGTGCCCTCAGTGGTCACTACCTTTTTAAAGGTCGGAGTGTTTGCCTCCACTATTGCCCCAGCGTTCTTCAGGTAAGTGGTGAACTTACGCGCATGAATGCCTCCGATTACTACAATTTTATCCATCGTAAAAAGTTTTTAAGTTATTGGTTTGTTATAGTGATAGTGCAAATATATACCAATTTTTGAATTTGCGACACAAATTCAAAACTATTTTTACGCATACGGCGTAACTGATTGATTTTCAGTAGATAAAAATGCTTTATAATTATGGTGATTTTGCCGTAATTAAACCGATAGGTCAGTCTCCATCAGTAGGGTATAGCTGAATCGGATACCATAGGCAGCAACCGCAGCCCGAATCACCGGGATTGCCGGCAGATAATCCGGCAGGCGCGCGCCCTGACAGCCCTCGCTCCAGTTGTTCACCTGACCGCTCATGTCCTCGGCTCGCGCCGAGTTCATACTCATCTGATGCAGATTAATGCCGAACATGCCCTCCTGCTCGTATACATGATCGATCACGGTATCCCGATTGCCGTCGCGCCACAACTTCAGTGCGCCCACCTGTTGCATATACGGGTATCCGCTCCACGTCTTGTTCCAGTCGCCGAAATCCGCATCTGGGCAGTCATGCCATTCCCAACAGCCCCGGTACTGGCCGGGTATCAGTACGCCGGTGCCGGTAACACCCATTACGGTAACAGGATTGAATGCCGCGCCATATGTGCCGGGCTTTGTCGTTCCGGGCAGGCAGAGTACCTTCTCATCGCCATTCTCGCGCCATGCGAAGCAAAGCGTGTCGTCAAAGGCATTGGTGAACTCATCAACCGATCGGATGCCCACGATGTTGAGGTTATGATCGCCTTTGTCGAAGAAAGCATAGCCCTTCGCCTCCACGGCGGCTTTCAGTTGCTGGTAGGTCAGTTGTATCATTGGATTATAGTTTGTTTCTTCTCAATGCTCTGCCATGCTCCAAAACATCAAGCCCGCAAATGAGTTTTTTCATCCTTCAAAGTTATTCAACCACAACCCAATCTTCTGCCAGCATATCTGCGGAAGTGGGGCGCCATCCTGATTCTACGGTTCCCTGTGCAGTTTTAATGACGATGTAATCGCCAACGGGATATGAATGGTTAAAATCAATCTGAAATATTGCATCTGGCGTGTGTTTGCATAGCCAAAGAAACATTCCTGATCCATTCCAACCTGATCGGGCTACCTTTTTTCCGCCTTTCAGCGCGTAAAGGGCCCAAGAAAAATCTGTGCCGTGGGCTTCGCCATTGCCATTCGAGTTGTTTTCGGTAGGTACATTTTCCATGATATTTATTTTTGTTTGGTTAAATTCATTTCTTCCATTAATCGTTCGGCGACTTCGCGACCATCAAAAGAGTTGTGCGTGTACAGCACAAGGCCGTGGTCATTTACCCACTCTTTTGGCTTGCAGAGGCAGTACATGGATTCGTCGTGCGGCTCAATATCGTCCACGGGAACTATGTGGGCCGTTAAGCCATCTTCCGAGCGAATAATCTGCCAGCCCATTCAATTAGTTTTTAATTGAAATTTTGCTGAACAGCCCCACCATCGGCGCGCCGTTGAGGAAGTCGAAGCCGGCCTGTATGCCTCGGTCCTGTCTGTTAATGTACAGAAGCTCCGCGCCGATACCCGGCCGCGTCATGGCAGAATAACTGCCGAATACGCCGATAAACAGCTTGCGAGTCGGCTTGGCCTGCTGCGTGATGGTGTAGGTGCGAATAGGGCGGTTGATGTGATAGTCCAGTGATCCGCGCAAAAGCCCGCCCCGGAACACGGTATCCTGAAGCGTGGCTGTCAGGTTGGTGTCATTCACCAGCATCCGGCGATACACCTTCTGCGTGAAGTAATCATGGATGATGTGAACGGTGTCGGTATGGGTCAGGCGCAGGGTGTCGGTGCGCGTCTGGATGACCGTTACCGGCGCTACCTGCTGGACCACCACCCGATAAGTGCCCGTGTCGCGGTACTCGGTGCGCTCGATGATCTTTTTCCCGGAATCGGGAAAATGGTTGCCCGTGCAGAAATGCAGCCGCAGCACGATCAGGATCAGGGCCATGATGCCCGCGCCTTTCAATATCTGGCCGCCGATGTCTTTAAGAATGGGTTTCATGCGTCTGGTTTTTCGTTGGTCACGGGCTGGTCCACCTTCCCGCCCAGTTGTGTAATCTTCTTCTCGGATTGCGTCATCGCCACCTCCAGCCCGGCCATTGCGAACAGCGGCCCGGTCAGCATCAGCACCTCTGCCGTGGTGATTGTGTGCAGGTGTTCGCGGAAGTATATCCACTCGAACGCGATGGCCGTGCCGAAGCAAATGGCCCGCTCAATGCGCTTCAGGCTGAAGAACGATGCCCGGTCGCTGAACATGCTGGCCAGCTCCTTTGGCAACCATGTGATGAAGTCGATGATTTTTTTTATCATATCAGTAGATTTTTCCGTTTTGAATGCGAAAATTCCGCACGAAGTACTCCCCGGTCTTGGGGTCTATTTCTATATGCGCGAATCCCTGATTGTGCTTCGTGTTGTGCGGGTCATAGTCCGGGTGCAGCGTACAGAGGCAGCCCACGGAGTAGCAGTTGATGATATCCCCCTTCAGGTTTGATTCGCTGTGGTTCGATGTGCTGTGCACATGGCCGATCAGGGTTGATGCCTTCGAGCGCAGGAATACACCGCGCGCTGCATTGACCGGGGCGAACACGCCGCGAATAAGCGTGTGGCCATGTGCCAAAAACAACTTCCCGGCACGAACAAGCCGCTCCTCGGCAACAAATTCGATATTAAAATTATTCAGGCCTAGCCGCTCTGGCAACTGGTAGTAGCTGTCATTGAAAAGCATCGGTGCCTTCGTGATGAGCCACCGCTTATACCATGCGTCATGGTTGCCCTCCATGAGGATGATCTTGGCATTCGGGAATGTTCGGCGCAGCGATGAGAGAAATCGTATGCAATCCATGAAATACTGCCGCGTATCATTGAGCGTTGGCTTATGATCGAAGCGGCTGAAAGGCGTATTGTCCAACAGGTCGCCGCCGATCACGATGCAGTTCACCTTATTCTTCACGCCATGGCGGATGGCCGTTTCCAGCGCCTCCGCGTCATGGTTGGGAATGTGAATATCACTCATCCAAAGGACGCTGGTGCAGGAGGCCGGAAGCACATAGTCCGCTCTGCTCGGAGCGATGGATTCGGGTAGGTCGAACGGGTTTTTTGATTGATTCAACAGGTTCAGTGTCTTTTTCTTTCTCGAAACAACAAGGCCGCCCGAGCTGGCCGCCTTTTCCCTGTCCAGCTTGCCCGACTCTCCGCGCCTATATCGAATCGCATCTCTTGCGTTCTCTATGCTGGAGAATATGGTCGGGAAGTCGTGAAACATCTTCTTTGCCAGCGTCAGCGTTGGAAGTTCTGGGTACTTCACTGCGTATTGCTGCGCTAGCTGACCCTTTGCGCGGCCGATGGCGTTCCTTGATGGTGTTCTCATTGGCTTACTTTTCGGTATCCCTGCTCCCACAAATAGTCAGCAATGGCAGTGCCCGCAATGGCTACGGCCTTCTCCTTCCATTCGGGGAACAAGTGGTGGAGGTATTCGTGAATGAGTGTATCGAGATAGTCCTTTGGTTCCTGACGCGGGTCGATCATCGTAACACCCGCATCCTTATAGGCCAGCCCAACGGCCTTGTGCCTTCCCAGTTTGGCCTCCACCGTTACAGGGTGCTTTATCTTCCGGCGTGTTGCCATCTTAGTGCGGTCTGTCCATAGACAAAAACTCCTCGTGCTTCGCATCGAGCATCTCATCGATCCTGCGTATGTCGTCCTGTGCTTCCTGATAGTTCAGATCAGATTTCTGCTCCACGCGCCGGATCTCGGCGGCATTGTACCCGGTGGCCTTTATCACGCCTTCAAATTCGTCGTACACCTGCTTGGCGAAGAATGAAAACAGGCCGAACATGCCGGCGAATACCCACTTGGCAGCGATGTCGAGCCACTTCTTTGACACGGAGATAGTTTCTTTTGTCATGTGCCGGTTATGCTTTTGTTCCGTCGCTCAAATCAATTAGCCCGGCATTCAGTAGGCGTGGATCAAGTGTCATGATCGCATCATAAGCCTGCTCCAGCAGATTACCCGTCTTGTCGATGGTGAACACCTGCGGCGTGATTGTTTCCGTGATATCGTTGCCCTGCTCGTCCTTGCCGGTAATGATGGTGATCGTAGCGCCCGGCTCTACCGGCACGATGGGGATTCGGTACTCGAACTCCTGCGCTGGGTTCTCCGGGTCAGAATCTCGATGCGCCTTGTCGATGTAAAGCGCCATGCGGACAACGAAGCGAACGCCTGCCGCGAAGTCGATGGAGCGAATACGGAAGTAGCTGGCCGTGATGCCGAACTTCCAGGGTACTGTTTTTGTGATTGCCATGCTCTTTATGTTATTGCGTGATGATTAAAAACCATGCAGGGCCGTACCCGCTTGCCGGTACTGCACCACCGCCATACTTTGCGCTGAACGTGCCGCCGGAAGCCGAAGCAATGCCGAGGTCATAGGTGTACGTGTTGCCCGGGGTAAGGCCCGTTATCTTGCACCGGCCATAGGTAGGCATGACCGTCGACCCGGATAACAAACCGCCCTTTATGGTGCTTGACTCCATGATGACGAACGCGCCCTGTACGGCAGCGCCGGCATAAGCGCCGCCTACACATTCAACGGCACCCGAAGAAGGTGCCACGAATGAAATTCGCAGGTTCGTAGTATCCATAGCAACACCTGACGATGATGTTGTGGTCTTGTTCTGCGCGCTACCCGGGTCATAGTAAACGCATCCCAGCACAGAGCCAGCACCACCGCCGCTGCTGCCATTGGCCGCTGCCGTGATGCGACCCTGCGCATCTACGGTGATGTTAGCATTGGTATAGCTCCCGGCGCTTACGGCGGTGTTGGCCAGCTTCAGCGCGCGGGCTGCCGAACCGTCAAAGGAACTGCCGGAAACAAAGGCGAGGCCCGTGCTGGCTGTTAAGGCATTGGACAGCGATCCCTTTATTGCTGCCAGCGAATTGTAGGCAGTCGCGCCGTCGCCAATCTTCGCCACGCCGGTATCGGTTTCGATGCACAAGCACCCAAGCGGCGGTGTAGGGTTTGAGCCTGAAAAGTCGGCAGCAAGGCCGACCAATGTTTTTTGAATGACCTTCGATATGCTCATGATACAGGGAGTGTGCAGATGTTGTTTTCGTTGGGAACCTTGATCGTGATCTCCATCGCCCAGCCGCTCACCTCGTCATTGAACTTGTCCGTGAATGGTTCGGCTGTGAATGAATATTCGTTGTCAATGCTGAAGTAGTCCTCATAGGCCGGCTGGCGCAGGTAGTTGATGAGGTCTTCCAGTATCTGAATGGTGTCGCTCAACACCTCGATCTTGTTGCTCTCGTCCTTATGCACGAGGTCGAAGACGAGGATCGATAATTTATACTCGATCCAATGCCGTGTAATGCCTGACGGCGTTGGCGTAGCCCACATGGATGGATACACGAGGTCGTTTGTTCCGCTCGCGTTCTTATTTATCGTGTATGACGTTACGCCCTGCGCAACATCGGCAAGCTCACCGAATCCGTAGCTGTTTAGGAGTTGGTGCGCATTGACGAAGTTTTGCAGCGTCTTTTCTATCTGATTGAGGCTGTACATTCTGACTTTGCTTGTCGAGGTAGTCCTTTAATCGCTTAATGACTTTCCCCGTTACATTTTGCGGTTTGTTCATCGGCGGTTCATGTAGTGTTCTCGGTCGCTGAATACCGGGAGACCAAAAGTTTCGCGTGGCTCACCGAGGTACATTCCTTTGGAGAAGTTCTTTCGGTTCGGAAGGATGGTGTCGATGCCGTTACCCGGATTGTCGAACAGCGGGTAGTTGGCTGCGTTCTGCACGAGGTAGAGCGTTACGCGCTCGCTATACCATTGCGCATTATCCTTCGCACGATCCATCAGCGCAAGCAGTTCGCTCATCTCTGCTGGCTGGCCGTTGTCGCTGCTATTCTTCATAACCGCCTTGTTCGATAGGCGATAGGTGAGATTCACGGGTATTTCGCTCATGATCCACCATACAAGGCACGGCTGCACGTAATCATCCAGCAGGGTCTTGTTTAACGTGGTCAGCGTGTTGGCTGCGATCTGCGTCTTCAGTTCATTGTAGATGCCCGTGCCGAGCAAGGGCAGCACATATTTCTCCTGCGCTAGCCGGATCGTCGGCGTGATGAGCTTCATGTCCACGTTCTCATTCAGCAGCGATGCCTGCCGTAGCGCGTCTTCGTTTATGAATAGGACGTTTGCCATAGCGTTCAGATGTTTTCCCGTACAAGAACCTGCGTCCACACGTGCCGGCAGTAGGGCGTGGTTACGCCGGTACCCTTGTGCCGCCAAAAACCACCGCGTCGCTCCCACACATCGTAACCCATCTCCACGCTGATGTCCGCGATCTCCATGCCTGTCCAGTAGCGGTTCATGTTGCACATCTCCACACAGAACTCGCGGCTTGTCTTCAGCAGGGTAGGGCCGAGGCCCGGAGCCACGTCATACGAATACACGATGGACAACTCCGTGGTGAAGGGCAGCGAATCCATCTCTGCGAGGCCCGATTCCGTTACGATCAATGCGCCTGCCTTGCCACCAATGTATCCTTCCTTTCGCAGGCTGTCGATCTTGTCGGCCACGTCCGCCGCATCCATATTTAGTGCCTTTGCTATCTCCTCTACCGGCGTGGCGGGGTCGTTTTTAAGAATCTGAAGGATACGGCCATCCTTTGAGGACATGAATGCCTGCCGGCTCTCCATGAGTTCAATTTCCGAATCTACACGCTCCTCATCCGACTTCAGGAACACCGAGCGGCTGCGGATGCTCGTGAATTTGGTGCGCTCCCGTCCGCGTTTCGCAAAGGCAGCTACCAGCTTTTTCTCGTCATCGCTCATGGTCTGCGCGGCCATGTGGTGCTGTGTTGCTGATGCCGGCGCTTGTGTTGGCTGGATGCCGAGAAGGGAGTTTATGTCGTCGTCATTCAGGCCGAACCCGCTTTTCAGTAGCGTCCGGGCCTGCGCCTCGGTGAGCTTTCCCTGCGTGAACTGCCGGATGATGCGCATCACCTGGATGTGCTGCTTCCCAGTCAGGTTCTTCAGGTTGTCGTTCACCTGCGCCTGCTGTTGCGGAGCGGGACCGGGCTGGCCGGATACTGCTGGCGCAGAAATGGCCGGAAGTCCGATGAGTGCGCGCTGCTCATCCGCTGTCATCACGGGCAGGATAGCCGGAGCGAGGCCCTTCGGCATATCGCGCAATTGTGCCAGTGTGTTCTTCTCGCCGCCGGCATTGGGTATCTGCATCATATCGCGCAGCTCGTCCGGGGTACAAATTTCCAGCATGGTCTGCTCGCTCCACTCGATAGTCAGCGGCGCGGTGGGCTGAAACTCGAAGTCGCCGGGCGCTTTCTGTGCATTCTTGAACTGCCACAGATAGTTTATGGCATTCTCGATTTCTTTTGCGCGCAAACTAGTATAGGTGGCTTTTAACAATTCATAGGCCACCAGCATTTCTGTGCGACCGCCAAGCTGTCCCTCTGTCTTAATGCCAAAAAGCATGGGGCTGGTAATCTTGTGGCCGGTGAAGATATCCTGTGTAACGTCAAGACGAAGTTGAATGAATTGTTTATCCAAGTCGCCGGCAGTTACGTCAAGCACGGTAGGTGCCTTGTCCGCTCCATCGCTGAACGTCAGTACGAACGATCCGGCCTTGTCGGTGCCGGTGAACTTCTTTTTGATCTGCCCCTCAATGGTGCGCTGCTCCTCTTCGGTAGGCGTTCCGTTATTGAAGTTGATGATCTTCGATGCCGCAAACTTGTTCTTGAGGTTGTTGAGGTGGAAGTTCACGATCTCCACGTCAGTCTCCACGGCAGCAACAGCGCCGATGTAATCGGGCAGGGGATAGATCTCCGTGCCGGGCCGGTAGTCGCGGAAATAGAACAACTGCCGGCCGCGTGGCTTGGCCGGATCGAAGGGCTTGTACTGCACCACAGCATTATCCTTGTAGAAGTGGGCGCGGTTACCCATTGTCGGCGAGTAGTAGAAAATCTTCTCCGATACGTCCGTGCGCACCTTCGAGAAATCGATGTGCTTCAGCGAGGCGATGCCGCTGCCTAGTTTGTTCCAAATGACCTCAACCGCGAAGCCGTTGTATAACTCATAGTCCAGGATCAGCTTCTTTGACAGGTCGCCGAAGTTCTCCAACTCATTCGCCGCGCCAAGCATCAGGCCACCCTTTGATACGAGGCCGTTGCCGTAGATGTATTTAGCCTTGCCCGTAATGATGGCATTGTGCTTCGCGCTTCGGTTAAACAGCGTGGTCAGGTACTGCGGGTAATTGTCCTTTTCGCCATACATCACCCACGGCGTGCCCGCTGCGGCGGTGGCGATCATCTCGGGAACCTTGTGGTTTTCGAAAGCGAGGCGCAGCACTTCGATTTTCGGTGTATCAGCCATTGTAAACTACGATTGATTTGTCCTGCCCGTTGTATGCCGTGGGCGCGGTATAACTTGCCGGAAGCACCTTGCACTTGCCAATCTCCACGAGCACGTTGGCGTTGACCGGATCCAGGTTTACGTTTGAATACTGCGCGAATACCCGGTAATGGTAGAAGCCGGTCTGCGACAGGATGATCTTGCCGTGGGTCGGGTCATTCACGCCCAACTGAATGACGATGCCGTCCACGCGAGGCGTTGAGTATACCTGTCCGGCGATGCAGAATGCCTCCACGCCGGTTTCGTCATTCTTCAACCCCACGAGATAGTAATACGGATACACCAGCGTGTTCTTCTCCGATAGGGTCAGGTGCACTGTATTCGATTGGGATTGCCGGAGTAGCATCATTATTCTATATCACATATTCATGTAATTGGCATAAAAAAAAAAGGGCAGCATCTCTGCTACCCTTCCTTAAACTAAACCGCTGATTCTTACTGAACGATGCCGGAGATGATGCTCGCGCTGACCTCCTGCGCCGGCTGTTCTTCCTTGCCTTTGAACACGAGTTCATAGCCGTTGAAGTCGCCCATCGCCTTGCCGGTGAGTACCTTCGAGGGCTGAAGCTCCATGCCGTTGTTGAAGCCCACGGCCCAATACTTGCCGTTTCGATCCAGTACGATGATCGCCAAGCGGTTCTGCGCGAGCAACTTAAACTCGTTGCGCGATGCAGCCTGCATCTTGCGGATCATGATGTTCACAGTCGGCTCGTAGAACACGGTGCCGTTGGGGTCGCTGGTTTGGATGCCGTCCTCGAAGGAGCCGGTCTCCTTCTCGAAGGCATACGTCCAAAACTTGGTTAGACCAGCCATCGTAATGGAGGTGATGATGCCCGACTGGTTGGAGGGTGTGAAGCTGGAGACGTTGGACAGCTCTACGACGTAAATCTGTTTGATGCCGCCTACGTTATCGCGGCAGTCGAGGGGAAACCCTTGTGTTAGTGCGCAAGCCATGCTGCTGGTGTTTTTTGGTTGGTGTTTCTGTTTAGAAAAAAGGGCGGCGTTGGTGGGCCGCCCTCTCTCCGTTGTTTCAGGTTGTTTGCTCTTAGCTGTTGCTGTAAGCCACGATCTGCTGCGGGAAGGCAACCTGCCAGCCACGCTTCATGCTGAAGAAGTACTTCACCACGTCGAAGTCCTGGCTGTACCACATGGCCGCCTTTTCTTCTTCGTTGAGCATGTCGCAGCCCATGAAGATGTTGCTCCATTCGAATGCGAACACGCAGGCTTGGCCGCTGATGCTGTACAGACCGTCGAGACCGTGTACCGGCACCAGTTCGTACACCGAACCTTCGGCATACATGGTACCCACGCCGTTGCCGGCAGGCACATGGTACAGGTTATCGTCCATCAGCTTCTGACGATACACTTCGAGCGCATCGTATCCCAGCACCACCTTCACCGTGGACTTGCCTTTGAGGGCAGCCGGGATCTTGTTGATGATGTTCTTCATGATTGTCCGGCAGTTCGTGCTGTTGAACGTGCTTGCCGTGGGAACGAGAATGCCGGATGCGCCGGTGATCACCTTCACGAGGCCATCATACTTGTTCAGGTACGCGCTGCCTGCGTTGGTGTCGCCCTGCCAGTCGCAGGTCTCCAACTGCTCATTGATGACGCGGACGATGTCCTGCATCACCATCGAGGGGATGTCCTTTTCGCTGTACTTGGAGCCAGCGGAGAGCAGCAACTGCGTCCACTTGGCCTCCAGAGTGCGCGGGCAAAGGTCTTCCTGCCACTTCACGGGCTTCACCGTCAGGGTGCGCTGCGTGAACGTGGTGCTGCCGGACGAGGTATATCCGCAGGCCGCTCCGTTCTGCGGGATCGGCCCGGTGGTCAGGATTTGCAGGGCCTCGGCACTCTTGATGCCGGGCTGCTTGGTTGCATAGCTGCTGGTTTCGTTTGCAAAGTGCGCCTTCGTCAGAAGGTCTTTGCTGGTCTGATCGACGTAATCCGTGAGGGCTGAAACATCAAATGCCATGGTAAAAAGGTTTTAGGTGGTGAATGACTTGGTTGGTGGTGGTTACTTTGCGGTTTTCAGTTTCTCAATCCCGGCAGCGATGTCCGCGAGGCGGTCGCTCTTGGTCTTTTTGAAGGTGGACTGCACCGGGGCCGCGCTTTCTTCTGCCGGCATCTCGGCCAGCTTCTCGACGATCCAGAACATGGCCTGACCTGCTTCGTTGGCCTTCTTCAGATCGGCGCGCAGGGCTTCGTTCTCTGCCTTCATGGCCGCGAAGTCTGCTGTATGATTGGGCAGGTCGGACTTCATAGCCACGCCTGCTTTTTTCAGCGCTTCGACGAGCGCGGTCATGTCGGTGGTCGGCGGGGCGTCGGTGCTTGCGGGTGCTGCGGGTTGGTCAGGTGCCGCCGGAGCCACGGCGGTAATGCTGCCGGAGGCCACGGTGATGACCTGCTCCGTGCCATCTGGCATGGTGATGGTGTAATCGCCATCGGGAGCGGGCACGGTGTTGTTGTCGGTGGTGATGGTAACTGCGGAGCCGGCAACGAGGTCGCCGGATACGCTCAACACGCTTCCGTTGTCCTGCGGGTAGTCAGTACACTTCGTCTTGTCATCGGCTGCGGGTGCAGCGGCCGGGGGCATGGGATTCATGCCGAGTGCGGCGCGAACGGCCTCGAACTTATCTTGGCCTACAATATCGCGAATGGTCTTGGTAATGCTCATGACTATAAATCACAAATCATGCGATAGTGGTAATGTTTTAGCTAACCTCGAACCGCATCGATGATAGCAAGGGCTGCCGTCTCGTCGCTCACCGGCGTATCCGGCACATGCTCAAAAAAGCCCTCCACGGAGAAGCCCCGGAACGTGCCATCCTTAACCTTTGCCCACACGTCATCATTGGCGACGTAATAGCTGCCAAACCATGACCCGTCGGCAACGGCAGGAAATCCCTTTGGAGTGGATATGCCGCGCGATGAATCAATCAGAAAGCTCTCGAACATGATCACGCCGGGAACCTTCGCCGTGGGGTCGTGCATTTCGTTCACGTTCTTGTTGTTCCCCAGCGCAAAGAACTTCAGGGCTATCTGCTTGATGGTACCTGCATCGAAGACAGCCATATATTCGCCGTTTGCGTCGCGCCGGTAAATGGGCAGATCGGCGATCATCAGCGGCCCGGTGATGATGCGCTGCTCCTCGTTGGATACCTGGAAGCACATCGGCTTTTGGTTGTTGAACGCCTGAAAGTACCGCTCGATGGCCGGCTCGTCCACGAGGGCGATAGCGTCCACGCCGAAGTTGAGTACGTCGCCGGGCTTCAGCACCATGCGATAGATAGGGAGGTTGGTAGGTGTTGCCATGATTAGCTGATTTGTGCGCGCTCCTGTATGGTGTTCACGCGGTTTTGGGTTTTGGTGATGTCGGTTTCTACCACGATGGCTTTCACCGTGGGCTGCTTTGCATTGGACTGGCTTTGCAGGTTTGAAAGCACCGTGCTTTGCTGCTGGAGGCCGCCATATATGTCGGTCGATGGGTTTGTGCTTATTGCAGGAGGGGAGAATGACCCGGAGCCGCTTCCGCTCGATTGGTATTGCGTGGCCGCGATCTTGGCAATAGATGCCGCCGTTACGGCGATCTCAGCCCCAATGGTCGCCCACATTGATATCCCCATGTCCGTCTTCGGGTATTGCGCAAGCGTAGATGTAACGGCCTTGAACCCGTCAATGATGGCAAGCGTAATCTGAAGGGCCTTGTTTCGCTCGAACGAATGCCGGCGAATCTTCTCCATCTCCGCAGCATTGCCCTTCGCCTTCGCGAGTTCAATGTTTGTAACGGTCTCGTTCAGCGATATCAGCGATTGCGTGTAGCTCTTTGCCAAATCTGCCCGCTTACCCCACGCATCCATGTCGTCCTTCCACTCATCATCCAAATCTTTCTGATGCGAGGCGCGTGCCTCTGCCGACAATTTATCCTGCTCCTCCTTGACCTTGTCGTGATAATCCTTTAGCACTTTCAGTTTCTGATCATTCACCCATTTCTCCACCTGAACCTGATCCAGTCCGGCATCAATCCAAGCCTGACCTTCTTTGCCGATGGCATCCAGCTTCTTGTTCAGGTCTTGCTCTTCCTGTGAGCGCTGCGCATCGTCAAATTGCTTCTGCGCCTCGTCGCGTTTATTCAGCTGATCCTCCCACTGCTTTGCAACGTCATTCATTTGCTTGTCGTATGCCTTCTCCCACTCCGTTTCTGCCTGATCTGCTTTGTCGATTGTCGCGGCGGCAGCCTTATCAATCGTCTTAATGTAATCGAGGCCAAGAATTTGCTGATCAGTTTCAAGTTTATTAATTAGGTCATCCTGCGCCTTCAGTTTCTCCTCATCCTCTGCCGTGAAGCCAATTCCCTTGCCCCCTGTTGCCTTGCTGTACATATCCTCGAGTTGCCACTTTGCGCTGACGAGCTTGTTTAGCTCGGCCTGCGCCAGCAACTCGTCGCGCTCCATTTTCGCCTGCGCGATCTTGATGTCCAGCACCTTTTTTTCGGCCTGATAGATCTCGTCCGCACTCGCACCTTGCGCCTTCATCAGCCTGATCTGATCGTCAAGCACGGAGAGCGTGTGCACATTGGCCTCCCGCGTTGTTTCAACCTTATCGTGAAGGTTGTCGTATGCGCCGGACAGTTCATCCACCTTCTTTCTGTGATCCTCCGCCTGCAATGCCATCTTCGCGGCATTCACCTCTGCGGCGTGGGATACCTGATCCATCTGCCCCGTAAGCATCATAAGCCCCTTAACAATGGGGTATATCCCCAGGGTAATCACCGAAAGTAGGTAATCCCGAATGAGCGCGCTGTGCTCTTTTACAAATTCGCTTACCTTGTCAAAGTTGGTAATGATCGCCACGAGCGCGCCTATCAGCGCGGTAATGCCTGCCGTGGCCATTGCTTCTGCTGCTGCAGCAGATACGCCAAATGCCTCTGAAACCGTTGCCGCTATGCCGAAAGAGGCACTCATCATGTTGATGGCCTTCACCCCCTCAAATATCCCGGTGATGCCCTGCGTAAAGGCCATGACGGCCTGAATCTTCAATAGCTGCTCCTCAACGTCCTTCGAGGATGCGCCAAACAGGGCTGCCGCACCCTTTGCTGCCTCGAACCCATGCGCAATGCCCATTCCTACGCCCTGAACGGCTTGCAGCTTTCCTACTGCGTCGCCCGACAGCTTGATTTCCTTGTTCAGCTCACGCAACTGCTCTTTTGCCTTGCCCGCCGCATTGATGTATGCCGTACGCATGGCTGCATCTCCGCGCTGACCAGCGGCAACAGCCTCTCCAGTCAGGTCGCGGATCGACTGCTTCAACTCCTTTACGCTGCGCGCGCCCTCGGCCGCATCCAGCTTTATCTTTATTGCTACCTCGTCTGCCATAAGTTATTTTTAGATCGCCAGGTAGCGATAGTGAACAAACACCTTAAACGACCCGTTGCCGCTGGTTGGGTTGGCATCAGCGGTAAGCACAACAGCATCGCCGCCGACGATCTGCGTATCCGTGGCCGCATACGCACTATCCACCTGCAACATCTTCACACAACGCTTAGCGGTTGATTTCAAAATCTCCTCATCGGTGAATTGCGGAATGGTGGCCGACGAGCATTTTAGCTTCAGTTTGCCTGCCGAATAAGCATCCGTCCCGATGTTCTCTGAAATTGATGCGCTGATAACCTCAATGCCACGACCTGCGCCGTCTGCGGCAACGATTGTGATTGGCGTGGTATGAATGGCAAGCATATCCGGGGATGCGATATCCACCTCCACCATATACACCTTGTTGTCGCTGGATGACAAATCCACGGACATAATGCCCGGATCAGTTCGGTAATACAGAATGTTGTCGGCGGTGTTCAGTAACGCCTCGCCGATATAAATATCGGTTGTAAGCCATGTTCCGTCGGTATGGTCATCGCTTGCGGGAACCGTTGCGGTTTCGCCAGGCGTATCGCTTTGCTTTACAATTATGCGCGTGTATGAAGTATCTGCTGCCATTATCCATGTAGAATTTCTGCGTTAGTGCTTACAAATGGGTTGTTCTTTCCACCAGAGATGATTACCACCGTCCCCTTGCCAGATCCGGTAGTATTGGTGTTGCCGCCGCGCGTTACGCCACCCGTGCCGTGGCTAAATGCGATGACCTGGCCCGTTGTACTTGGCGTAAATGGTACGGCAGCGGTGAGCTTCGTCAACTCAACCTTCGTAAGCGTGGTTGCGTTGGGGCAGTACTCCAACACCTTGTTGATGTGGTAATACTGCTCATCCACTTTTATCGTGTTGCGGAAGTCCAGCAGTTGAATGTCTGCCGGCGTGAGCCAAAACCATGCTGTAACGATCTTGCTGTCCCGGTCGGTGCGCTCGGTGATGTCCTGCGACCAATAGGCGTTGTACAGGTTGTTCGTGGTGTAATTGCCGGGCGAGTTCATTGTATAGAACACCTGCCTCGGCTGACCAAAGCACAGGTCAATCGTTGGCGCTTGCAGATCATCAACCATGCCCGCGTATGGATATTGCAGATATGCGGTAACGCCGGATAGTCCGTCTTGTAACAGCCATTTCTGGCACGTCTTCATTCCTCCGTAATACAGGATTCGGATGTTTCCCTTAAAGCTATTGTCCGGCTGCGTGGCAGGCTCCTTCGTAATTATTGATGGGACGCTGATGTTCGTGTTCCCCAACGCCGCGATAATGGTAGGACTGAACACCGGCACGATCTCAAGTACCTGCGTTTGAAAGTCGTTGGCGATATCCTGCTTCTTCTCACCAAACACCTCGGCCCAGCCTCGGTATGCCTGCCCATTGATGCTGTCGCCGTTGGTGTATAGGTTATTGTAAAAGTCCTTATCCTCCTTGTAGTGGAAATAGAACTGCCGCGTGTTGAGATCGCCCATCGGCGTAACCTGCGTTTCCTGATCGACTGCCCATTTGGCGGTCCAGTCCTTCACACCACCGGCTGCGTAGTAGTCGTTGCGCGGCTCGATCAGCAGGTTGTTACTTGTGTTCTTGTCCACCTCGATGAACAGGTTAAACATCTTCACGATGCCCATCACAAAATCCTTTTGCAGAATCTTGTCGGGTAGATGCTGGGAGGCATTCACTGAAGGAGATGTGTGCTTATAGGTAATAAGGCTAAACACGTTGTTGGGATCCACTTTGGTCTGAAACTGAACCGTTACCTGTGCCGGAGCCGTGATGGTATAGTTTACCGATGTATTCGTCCCTGCGGAGAACGTCCCTGAACCGTCTGGATAAGTGCCAACAAGTGCCGCGCTGGTTATTTTGATTGGGTACGTCAGGCCGCCGCCCATATTGATGCGCATATAAACCTGATCGCCATATCCAATATCTATCGGAGCGCTGGAGAGGTTGAAGATTACAGGCCCGGAGTAGTTTGTGCCGGTTATGGGCGTCGTGGCGATAACGCTTGTGGTTCCAAGTAGTGCATCGTATCTTACTACTTCAAGCGTTCCATATAATATATAGGCACCGGCCACCTGTGAATCAATGGTTGCCGATCCTGTAAACACAACACCCTTGCGCGTGTCGCCTAAAACCTTTGGCGACACTATAAGTGCTTTGAATAAACTCGCGTTAAAAAAGTTACTGGTATATGTGTATCCCGCCTCTGTGAATATGCGGTCGATGATTGTTTTGGCATAAATCCACGGAAACATGTGAATGTTCCACCATTGCGGGTATGCTCCTGACAGGATACCATCCAGCCCGTTGTTGATGAGCGGGTACACGTAGCCATTGCTGGACGGGGCCGTCCACGACGCTACGATGTTGGCCGCCGTGCGCAAGTGGTTATACGCAGAAAGATCAAGATCGGTGATGTACTTATTACCCATTGCATCGAAAATGTTCTTGGTGTTGCCGTACAGTTCGATATCGTAGGTGATCTGCGTCTTTTCAAACACATGTATCTGCGCCAGCCGCAGCGATCCCCGGAAAATCTCAACGCCGTTCTGAAGCAGCACCGCATCGCACTTCAGGTTCGGGTTGAACGTGGCCGTGGCGATGTTTACGTTGAAAATGAACTCGAACAACTTGTTATTGGTCGCGCTACCCGGTATCTCGATGGTCTTGGAGAATGAGCCGCTGCGCTTGTCCGGCTGCCGTATATCGGCCACGCTGTACGTGATCGAGTACGGCACATCATCGAGCAAGTCAACATCGGTATATGCCGTGTCGGCAGGTCGCTTCACCAATAGCTGCGTGTTCATCCCCGCTGACGCTTTTTGATGAATCCGAGGTTGATCTCAATCGACAGTTGGATCAGTTTGTCCTGCACCTTGCGCTTCGGCTCATAGGCGGTATCCGACAGCGATACCTGTTGAAGGTTCGTGCCGTCCTTGTCCCAGTAAATCTTCGGGCTGGTGAGTAACTCCTCCAGCCATGCGCTCTGCGCTTCCGTGAGCCAGTCGCTGTTCAATTTCACCTTCACCGGGGCCTGCACGTCATACACCGTCTCCAGCGTGTTAGACTGGCTGTATCCCCACACGTTGGCCGCATTGGTGCCATAGGTGCGCCGGTACTTCTTGCGGTCAATAGTGAGCGATTTGCGCGATACCAGCGAGAAGTTTACCGAATCGAACCCGCCGTATTTGTTCAGGAAGTGCAGCCGATAGTTCGTGAACCGGCAGTTCGCATCCTTCACGTTATAAGTTATGCCGGCACCGACCGGGTTATTACTGTTGTCCAGCGGCGTAAGTGAATAGCTGGCTACGCTGCCCGTGATGATGGGAAGCGCGCCGGTTACTACCGTTATGCTGCCCGACGGGATGGAGGCAAGGTTGCCTGTGCCGGACGGGAAGCGCAGGAAGCGGTCATTGGTGCTGCTCACCGTGGCATAAGTGTTGGCTACGCGATACTCCGCGATGAGGCCGCCACCGCCATTGAACGTCTGCACCCGCATCTTGGCTGGCTTGTTCGTGGTGTCCCTGATCATGTGAACCCATGCGTTCTGCCCTGGCTGAATGTCGAAAGCTGTCTGCGAGGTGAGGAAAGCCGCTGTGTTCACGTCCAGCAGGTACTGCGAATCGTCCCACGAAAGCCGCTCATCCCAATCTACGCAGGTGTTGATGGCATAGATGGTCTTCGTTCCGAGGTTGGGGTAAATAGCCGGGGTAGTGCCATATTCTTCGCCTACCTTGATCTGCACCTGTACAATACTGTTGGGGCATTGCTTAAATCCATTGTCGGACGTGGAAATGTCGCTGGCAAGGTAGTTCTCCACGATGCGCTGCACGTTTGCTGTCAGGTAGCCGTTGGCATCCGGGCTATACTTCAGCCGGGCCACCTGCGACCCGGACACATACACATCGACCACATACTTGAAGTTTGGCTGGCCGGTACTGGTGCTACTGGCCGTCATCACCATGTCATTGTAAGCGGGATAATAGCCGCCGGTGCTTACCGGGTATAAATTTCCGATGGTAATTGCCATGCCATTATATCACATCTGCCTGAAGGTGGCAAATCAGATAATCTGTAACTCGACGCGAATGGCCCGGCCCATCGCCGCCGACAATTCATACTCTAATTGCTTTACATCGCCCACGCCGCCATCCTTGAATACATCAGTAAAGAAGTTACTGCCCTTGTAACCCTCGCGGTGAATCTTGCGGCTGATGAGGTAGGCCATCTCGCGCGCCTTGTCCAGCGCAGTAGCCGTGCTGACCTTGCCCGCTGCCTTGTTCTTTCCGTATCCCTGCTGTGCGCTCGGTTGGATGCCCTTGTAGGTCATCCATTGCAGGATGTTCTTGCGCAGGCTGGGCTTTCCCCAGTCCAGCG